AGTTTGACGAAGGGCAGATCTTCTCCATTGGGAGCAGGAAGGAAACGGATAACAGCATAACCGTTGCCGCTCTTATCACACTCAAGTTTCCAGAGACGCTCGTCTCCAGAACTACCTGCTTTGTTCATCTTGTCAACTTCTTTGACCAGTTTGGCGGTCAGAGAACCCAGTTTGGATTGCTTCTTAAGATCAGCGAAAGACATTCGGATTACCTCGGATTTGTTTAGATTTGGGAGATTTACTTGGATAGTATAACGAAGTTTTGCTCAGGTGTCAATGTAGTCTTTGAGCGATTCAATGGTCTTTGTCATGCTATCAAATAAAGTCTTGATGTCTGTGGATGGAGGGAACCCCATCATCAGAACAGACTTCTGCAAGTTCTCTTTCATTTCAATCGCTTTAGGATCGTCTGAAAGAGAGACTCTAGTATACATCACTTGCTGCTTTTCTAGCAAGTTCTGTAACATTTCAATGTGTTCAATTTTGTCATCACGAGTCATAGTACCAAAAGACATTGCATTTGTATAAATCTGCTCCTGCAGATTATTAATTTCTTCCAATTCTTCTTTGATAATATCAGACTCAAAAAAATCACTCATTTACTATTTCCCTTAATAACTTCTTGTAGTTGAACACATCAATATTTATGAAGGGACTGTATTTTTTAATTTTCAAACTGACGGTTTCCCACACAGGGTCAGTGAGTTTCTTGTCAAAATCATCACGAAAATGGAAGATTTTTTCCCAGATCACGAAGTTTTCTAGCGACAATCTGCCGCTTAGATACTCCTTCAGAATTTTTGGATGTCCTTTGGAGCAGTCGAATAGACTCTCCAATCCGTTCTCCGAGAGTAATTCGTTGCTTTGTTCTTTGAACAAGTAGGTTGAACTCTGCCGTCGTTTCATCCACTCGGCGTATGTCCTTTCTCCAGAATTGATAATTTCTCCAATCCATAGGTTCTGTGGGTTATCAGCAGCAGAAAAGTTAGATACAAGAAAGTCAACGACTTCACTATCGTCGTACTTACGGGAAGTTTTCTCAAACCAATACTTATCTTTCCTCTTATTAAAAGACGCCATGGATGCCCGTGATTTGGCACCATAGCGAAAGAAGTCGTACTTTGGGTTTGTGAAATGATTTTTTAGTGACAAATAATGTTTATAAGTTTCAAAGGGCGTCACGGTCATAGAGGAAGTTTTGCTCGCGATGTTTTCTTCATGAAGTTGAGGCGAATAGCGTCCCACTTCAAACGCTCTTTCAAGGGTTTTGAAATGAGCTTCGTTACAGAGTCTACCTCAAGACCGTTGATTTCGCAATAGTGGCAAATAGCGTCAATGTAATTGATCTGTTCTTCAGCGACAATCTTTTCAATCTCCAAGGCAAACTTGGAGGGAGTCAAGAATTTGCTCTCTATGACTTTTTCTAGTTCCTTATTTGGTTCCATATTCCTCCAGTTTATCTCTAACAAACTTTCCAATGTACTCGGTAAGAAGTTTGATGTACTTTGATTTGTCTCGTTCTTCATAGACGACGCATTCTCCATTTTCACAAGCCATGATGATTACAAGTTTTTTGACTGAGATGCCAGTCAGTTCGTACAGCATACAACCATATGCCATACACTGAACAAAATAGTGTTCAATCCAACCCCGTGGTTTGGGTTTGGCGGATGTTTTGAAGTCAATTATTGCTAACTCGCCGTCATATTCAGCGATACAATCAACTGTCCCTGCAATACCGAGTTGTTTACTATACAGGGAACCTTCAAGGGCGTAAATATTATTTATACGTTTCAGATTTGCTTTAGAAATCTTGAACAGAAAGTCAGAAATAGGAGGAACTTCAGGAAGTTCTTCATTCTTCATGTAATGTTCAACCAGAGTGTGCATATCAGTACCACGTTTTGTAGCACGTTTTGTGATACGATCTGCTTCTTCATTACCAACTTTTTTGCGCCACTTTACAAAGATGTCTTTGTTGAAATGACTTGTGACTGATGTAATTGAAACTAACTTAAGAAGTTCTTCTTCATCAGGAACTGAATAATATCGGACACCATCAATAGTTTCCCTACTCAGTTTTGGAAGTTCAATATCAATGTGATTGAAGTTCGTTATGCCAGTGGACGTAAGTTCGCTCATAATATTCTTGATTTGGTTCATCTACGAAGTAATACATTGCTATTGAGTATCTTTCAAAACCTTCTGGGCAGTTCAGTGGAGAAGGGTGTCCATGAACTGAATCATCAGATAATGTGAAAATAACTGCTCTATTCATGATGGGAGCAACCATATGCTCCCTTCTCTTTTCCTTTTTATTCCAAAGTTCAAGGTGACCACGCCACTCATCTTCCCAATTGGGGTTGAGATAGAGTAGCATATTCAGAACCCTAAACTTTTTAGTTACAGGATTTACGTTGTAATCAACATGCAGATTAAGTCTGCCACCATTTTCAATCTTATGACATCCACCACCCCACATATGAGGATCTGGAATCAAATTTGGAATACCTGTTAGATCTTTGAGAAACTGAAGAAATATTGAAGAGTTGAAGTAAGTTAGTACGTTAGATACTGTAGGTACTTCATATCTGAGTTGCTCAACACTTTGTTCATCCCAAGGAGTGAACCATTTGTTCACTTGGTTGTCAGTCATGTAAGCATTGTTCTCAGTGCGTTCAGTGACCCAATAATTTGTCTCCTTCAACTCCTTGAAGCATTGCATGGCAACGACCGGATTAATGAAGTTGTCAATGATTATGTTTGGGAATGGTTTGGCATTCTGATAATGAAAGTTTAGTTTGGAACCCAAATCATAATCTCTGAATATCTCCATCAAAACCCTGCCTCTATTTTAGCTAAGATATACTCTTTGACAAGTCCAGAGCGAACAATATCATCCACTCCAAATTCAATTATATCAAAAGAATTCATTTTACGCAATACATTCATAAAATCAACGATACCATTACGTTCGTTAGTTTTATTTAAGTCAGACTGACGTGAGTCTCCACAGAAACAAATTCTAGTATTCTCACCAACACGAGTGATAATACTGTCAAGTTCATGGAAGTTCAGGTTCTGATATTCATCAACAATAACGATTGCATTGTCAAGAGTTGTCCCACGTAAGAATGATGTACTCCAGAACTTAATAGTCTCTTGTGCTTTGAGATTACCGTAGAGCATCTCAAAGTCAGCATCACTTGGCATCTGGAACATGTACTTCACCATGTTCTTGTATGGGATCTGGTAGATGTCTGCCTTATCCTCATGAGAACCAGGAAGGAAACCAATCTCTCTGGTTGCTACGAGTGAGCGAACAAGATAGATTCTCTCATAGGGAGTTCTCTCATCCAGAACGTCTCTCAGTGCATTATAAAGAGTGATGAAGGTTTTTCCTGTACCTGCACAACCATAAGCAACAAGGTGCTTACCCTCTTTGTATGAATCAAAAAGTCGTTTCTGATTTTCAGTTAGAGGTTCAATATCAACAAGATACTCTTGACTGAGCGGTTTCTTCCGCTTCATCTGCTTTGCAGTGAGACCAACCCCAATAGGTTGCTCTGCAGATGCTCTTTTCCTTCTTGCCATATTTAAAGTTTCTTGATAGTTGAACCAGGCATTTTTTGCGCTCTTTGAAGAACGTCATTCCAACCAGGATTCTTCTTACGAAGTTTATCTTTCCACTCACCTACCTCACCAACACCTGGCGCGTTTTCTGGAGTGTAATATCTTTCCCAATCAGGATTGTCTTCTTTCCACTGATCCCAGTCATGAACGCTCATAATAACGTCTTTCGTTTCACCAGTTTCCTTATGTTTTACTGGATATGTAGCCATAGTTAATAATTCAATGTGTTGTATTTAGACCCACTCAAGTGCTTCAGCACAAGTTGGAAATTGTTCTACAAAAATCTTTTTACATGCCTCTGCGATGTCCATGTGCTCCTTCTGAGTGCCGTTAGCAGACCTCAGAGTGATGTAGTGAATCCATGAGCGAACAGACCCCGACATGTACATTCTGGTGGGTGTGGCGAGGGGAAGAACAAAACGGGCACACTCTTTTGCAATTCCCATATCAAGCATAGATTGATACAGTGTCATTGCTTCATCAAAGTGACGACGAATCTTGATTTCATACTCTTGCTTGACAAAATCATCAATATCGTCAATAGAGTTCTGACGGTTCTTAGTGTCTTGACGACGCAAATCAAACATAGGAATAGACTCTGCCAACATAGAACTGTCGGCATACCGTTGCGACCACTCTTGATATGTAAACGAACGGTGTCTCAAAATTTGAGCTGCCAGACCCCTGGTAGTCTCAATCTCAAGCGTCATGAATGCCTGTTCAAACACAGACCAGTGGTTATGTTTGATGCAGTATCCCAACAATTTGGCATAGTTGGGGTTTTCTTGATTTTTAGGATTTGACACACGCGCCACGTATGCCATCGTCTGCTCCGCATCGGGAGTTACACTGATCAGTTTAACGCTCATTTGAATCCTCGTTTCTCCATAGCATCTAGTTCATTGAGTTGCTCTTTTACGGTTCGCAACTGCTTTTTAAGTTCTCTAATTTCATCCTGTGAATAAAGATGATCCTGTTTGATCAAACGCTCAAGCATCTTGACCAACTTTTTACCTCTGTTCGTCATCAGTCTGGATACCCGTCATCATCGTCAAAGATTTCATCATAATCAACAGGTGCACCTGGATTAAATGATGGTTCTGGTTTGTATGCCTCAGGATCAGAGTAAACCTCTGCTTTAAGTCCGTCAACTAATAACTCAAGGTTCCTTACCAAAAGTTTTAATCGTTCTCTGTCCATAGTTCATTATGCACTCTTCCAATTATAGCACAAAAAAAAGAGGGTGATCAACCCTCGGTGTTTAATAGAATTCTGCAGATTCGCTTACATGTTGCTTGGTCTTCATCGCATTCAATTAAGCAGTCAAAGTAATCGTTGACCAGATCTAACTCTTCATTACATCTGTTTAAGTTGGCGTCAATGTGTACCCATTCGGCTAATTGATTGCGAGACAGTAGATTGTGCATCAAACCTCCCGCAATATTTTTGATTTGTAGAAGTCATAATATAAGTAGAATTTCAGAGCATAAGCGAGATCCTTAATTCTGTATTATGTAGCACAGTTTGTGTTAATTCACTAACATATGTTAAAAAAACATAAAAGTACAAAAAAAGAGAGGTTTATTAACCTCTCTCTTTGCTATTTGGTGAGAACTTTAATCTCTCCATATATCAGTGATAGAAATGCTACAGAACCAAGGGATACGATCCCAGCGAC